ATCGACAGAGAAAACGAAGATTGGGGTGTTAAATTTTGGAGATTCAATCATGATTACAGAAAAGAAGGTATTTTTGATAAAATCCATGGTTTATTAACTGCTTTAAAAACAAACAAAGATATCACAAACGTAGAATCTGGACGTGATTTAGCTATTTCTATCCAAAGAAACCAAAACAAAATCCCAGTTGTAACCTCTATCGCTGCACAAGATGCAACACCATTAACTGATGATGCTGAAAAAGCTGAAAAATGGTTAAATGACACTAGAACATGGGAGGATGTTTATTCAGTTAGAAGTTATGATTATTTAGAAATAATCGTTAAAGGTGGAATTCCAGTATGGGATAAAGACGAGAAAAAATTCGTTGATAAAGAAGCCTTAAAAAACACATCTACTAATGAAGAAGAAATTACATTAGGTATTGATAATGTTAAAGCCAATCTACAAGCTACAACAGTAACTTCACCTAAAGAAACAGAAACTTCAGTAAAAATGGAGGAAGATGAAGAAGACGACTTACCATTTTAAAATGGTAAATAAAAAAAAAAGAGTAAGTGATTACTCTTTTTTTTTCCTAAAATAATAACGATTAATAAATAAATAAAAATAAATAAAATGGCTACAAAACCACAGAAAAAAACAATTGAAAAAAAACCATTTGATAACAAAAGTTTTAAAACTAGTTTAGGTTTAGGTGAACAAACAGTTAAAGAAAAAGAATTAGCATGGATTCCATTTAAAAAAGCTTTCCATGATGCAGTAGGATTACCAGGTGTACCACGTGGTTACACAACACAATTTAGAGGTTTCTCCGATGTAGGTAAATCAACAGGTATTTATGAAACAATTGCTGGTGCACAAAAATTAGGGGATTACGTTGTTATTTTTGATACTGAAGGTAGTTTCAATTGGGAACATGCTAAATTAGTTGGTTTTAATTTTAATGAAGTTGCGGATGAAGATACTGGTGAAATTGTTGATTATGATGGTGACGATTTCATGTATTTTGGTGGTAGTGATTTAGTTGAATTGTATCAAAATTTTGATTATAAATCTGGTAAAATGACTCAATCACCACAAAGATTTATCCCAGTTGTTGAAGATATTGCACGTGCAATGAATGAAATTATGGATAAACAAGATAAAGGTGAATTTGATAGAAATATTACTTTTGTGTGGGATTCTATCGGGTCAATTGGGTGTTACGAAGGTGCTGTATCAAATACAAATAATAACCAATGGACAGCTGGTGCACTTAAAAGAGCTTTCGAATCGATTTTAAATTTTAGAATTCCAGCATCAAGAAGAGAAAAAGCTCCATTTATTAATACATTTGTTGCGGTTCAAAAAATTTGGTTAAGACCAAACGCAGTAGGACAACCAACAGTAATGCATAATGGTGGTGAAGGTTTTAAATACGGTGTTAGACTTATTTTCCACATGGGCGGTATGTCAACATCTTCAGCTAAGAAATTAGATGCTGTAATGGGTGGTAAATCATACCAATTCGGTGTAATGACAGATATCAAGTGTGTTAAAAATCACGTAAACGGTATTGAAAGAATGGGTTCTATTTGTTCAACACCGCATGGTTTCGTAAACCCAACTGAAAAAAATGATTACGTTAAAGAACAAAAAGATTTTATTAACAAAAAATTAGGTACAAACTTCGAAGACTTTGCAGTTAAAGAACATGATTTCGATTCTGACGCATACGAAAAAGATTAATAACCCTTTAAAAGTTCTATTATGAACAAAAGACCACCTAGAAACGGTGAAATTGTAGAAAAAAGACAAAATACATTATTGGTAGATGGAAATGCTTTATTTAAGACTGGGTTTTTCGGTGCCAAAAATCAATACAACAATAATGGTCACCATATAGGTGGTATATATCAGTTCATAACAACACTAAGAATGTTACTATCCCAAGAACTATACCATAGGGTATACGTTTTTTGGGATGGTAATTATAGTGGACTACTTAGATATAATATATATGAACCATATAAAAGCGGTAGAGGTAAGGATTTTATAAATGGTACTCAACCAATAGATGAATCCGAATTAACCCAACGTGAAATAGTTTGGGAATATTTAAACGAAATGTATATAAGACAATTAAGACATGAAATAATCGAAGGTGATGATTTTATAGCTTACTATTGTCTTACTAGAAAGAAAAATGAGAAGATAACTATCTGTACAAATGATAGAGATATGGCTCAATTAATTGATGATGATGTAAGAATTTATTTTTGTGATAAATCAATTAAGAATTATGTTGACAAAACAAATTTTTCTTCGTATTTTTGCTACAGCTACAAAAATGCTGCATTGGTCAAAACAATAACTGGTGATGATAGTGATTCGATAAAAGGAATCAAAGGGATAAAAGAGAAAACACTAACAAATCTTTTCCCAATTTTAAAAGAAAGAAAATTAACTTTAAACGATATTATAGATGATGCTAAAAAGCAACAAGAAACAAGAGTAAACAGTAAACAAAAACCTCTAAAAGTATTAGATAATATTATCAATTCAATAACAGATGGTGTTCAAGGAACTAGAATTTACGAAATAAATGAATTATTAGTAGACCTTAAAAAACCAATGTTAACAGAAGATGGTATTAGAGATTTAGAACAATTAATTTACGGAACACTTGATGAATCAGGTAGAGACTTAAAAAATGTTCTTATGTATATGGAAAGAGACGGACTAGACAAAACAATAGGTGATATAAGATATCCAGAATATCTTATACCTTTTAAAAAACTTATAGAAAGAGAAAAATTAATTTTTTAACATTTAAAAACAGAAAAAAAAAATGAGTATGGAAACTACAAAAAACTTTAACGGGTTTAAACGAAATGAAGAACAAAGATTTGAGGAACAAAGATTTGAATTTATTTTTTATATTAATGATAATTTTATTTGTCAAAGATATTTTAATATTAGAGATTACAATGAAGATTCATTAAAATCTTTAGAACTTAAAGAATTAGTTGACAATATTGCTGGTGTAAATAACGGACAATATGGTGAATTAGGTATAATACCTAGATATTTACAAGACAAAACAAAAGATTATTTATGGGATAGTTATAATCCATATTTCATTAAAAAAGAAGATGATGAAACTAATAAATCTATTTTTGATAAAATAGATTATTTTCAATTTGAAATTAAAGTTGATAAAGTTACTGTTGTTAAAACCCAATTTTGTGGTAATTATTTCCCACCAAAAGTAAGGTATGATGTAGACGTTAGAAAAGTAATTCCATCTATTATGTCTGAGATTAGACACTATTTGAGTCAAAAAAAATATACAATTGTTAATGTTTAAATTATAAATATTATTAATAATAATTATAATAACAAAAATAAAAAAAATAAAAAAAAATAGGATGTCAAAAATAGATAAAAATAGTTTAGGTTACCTTGGTTACGATTACCAATTAAGATTAATAGCTCAAATTCTAACTGATAGAAAATTCGCTAACTCAATAATAGATATTGTTAATCCAAATTATTTTGAAGACCCTTATTTAAGAGTTGTTGCCGCTACAATAAAAGATGCTAAAATAAAAGACGATATAATACCAGATGTTGGAAGTCTTGAATTTAGATTATTAGAGGATGTAACTGATGATATGCAACGAAAGTATGTCATCAGCCAACTTCGTAAAATTCAAGAAGCAGACTTGAATGACACACTTAAAGTTCAAGATATCGCTATGAAATTTTGTAAACAACAAGAATTAAAAAAATCGGTAAGTGAAATTACAAAAATAATAAATAAAGGTAATATTGATGATTATGACCAATGCGAAGCTATTTTAAGAAAAGCTTTAGAACATGGTGATAATAAAGATGATGGGATGGATGTTTTTGATAATCTAGATACTGTATTAGATGAAGACTTCAGAAAACCTATTAGAACTGGAATAAAAGGTTTAGATGATGTAATGGATGGTGGTTTATCAAAAACAGAATTAGCTACTATATTAGCTCCGTTCGGGGTAGGTAAGTCACAACCCTTAACATCTAATATTCTTACACCAAACGGTTGGGTTACTATGGGTGATGTAAAAGTGGGTGACCAAGTTGTATCAAGAGATGGTAAACCAACAAATGTTGTTGGTGTTTACCCACAAGGTGTTAGACCTATCTATAAAATTAGCTTTAATGATGGTACTAGTACTTTATGTGATAAAGAACATTTGTGGGCGGTTAACACTATCAATCAACGAAATAGAAAAACTAAAAAAGATGGTAAAATAATTTATTTAGAACCAGATAATTCTTTTAAGGTTATGAAAACTTCAGATATGATTGAAAACGTTAAAGTTTGGGGTAATAGAAGGTTAAATTACAAAATACCTAATGTTCAACCAATTGAATTTAATAAAAAAGATTTAATTATAAATCCTTATTTATTAGGTGTGATTTTGGGTGATGGTTGCGTGACTGATAATAACCAGCCTCATTTTGTTACTAAGGATAATGAAATAATAAATGAAGTCAATAAAGTATTCCCTAGTATTTCTGTTAAAGAACAAATAAGAGAAATTGAAAAAGAGGTTGATGGTGAATTAGTTTTAGTTAAACGTTCATTAACAAAAGTATCGTTATTGGGTATTAAAGATTGTTTAGTTAATTTAGGGTTATACGGAACAAATTCTAGTTCTAAGTTTATACCAAAAGATTATCTTTACTCTTCAGTATCTGATAGGATTAGTATATTACAAGGGTTAGTCGATACTGATGGTTATATTGATAATCATAGAGTTGAAATATCAACAGTTTCAAAACAATTATCCGAAGACATTAAAGAATTGGTTTTATCTTTAGGTGGTAGAATATCAGTTAGTGAAAAACAAGGTTCTTACAAAAAATTTGGCGTTAGGGTTACAACTAAAAAATATTATAGAATATCATTTAGTTTTCCAGATAACGGTGTTGTACCTTCTAGATTAACCAGAAAATTGTCTAACTTTAATCCTAGAACAAAATATTGTAGTAATAAATTTATAGCTAACATTGAATACTCACATGATGAAGAAGCACAGTGTATAATGGTTGATAACCCAGAGCATTTATATGTTACTGATGACTACATTGTAACACATAACACCACAATGATGACAAAGATTGCTAATACTGCTATGCTTGACGGTTATAAAGTTTTACAAATATTTTTCGAAGATAACCCAAAAGTCATACAAAGAAAACATTTATCATGTTGGTCTGGTTACGATTTGAATAGTTTATCTTTACATAAAGATGAACTTATTGATATGTCAAATGAAATGATAAAAGGTAAAGGTCAATTAAAACTTAAAAAGTTTTCGAGTGATGGTACAACTATTCCAGTTATTAGACAATATATTAGAAAGTTAATTGCACAAGGATGGAGACCAGATATTTTAATTTTAGATTATATTGATTGTGTTGAACCATCAAAAAAGTTTGATGATGTTAATATAGGTGAAGGTAGTGTTATGCGACAATTTGAAACAATGTTATCAGAGTTAGATTTAGCTGGTTGGACAGCGATTCAAGGTAATAGAAGTTCGATTAAAGCTGATGTTGTAGAGGCTGACCAAATGGGTGGTTCTATCAAGAAAGCACAAATTGCACACTTCGTTGTATCAATAGCAAAAACACTTGACCAAAAAGAAGCTGGAACAGCAACAATGGCAATTCTTAAATCTCGTTTTGGTAAGTCTGGACTTATTTTCGAAGATATAAAATTTGATAATGCATCAATTCAAATTGATATGGGTCAGAGTACTGGTGCAAGAACACATAGCGAACATAAACAATCTAAAGGTGTTAATGAACAACAAAGAGTTAATTCTGTGTTAGAGGCGGCTAAACAAAGAAATGCTGTATTAAATGCCTTATCAGTTCCAAAAATAGAAGAATAATAATTTAAATAAAAACAAAAAAAATGTATTTAAAAGACAAGACATTAAAAAAAAGGTATTCTATTTTCCCAATCATCCACAATGATTTGTGGTCGATGTACAAAAAAGCCGAAGCGCAAACATGGGTTGCTGAAGAACCAGATTTATCAAAAGATAGATTTGATGAGTTGAAAGAAGAAGAAAAAGCATATTTAAAAAATATATTAGCATTTTTCGCAATTTCAGATGGGTTAGTAATTGATAATTTAGCTACTAATTTCTTAAATGAAGTTGAAATTTTAGAAGCACAATATTTCTACGGACACCAAGCATTTATTGAACAAGTACACGCTAATGGTTACTCTTTATTGATTGAGACTTACATCAAGAACTTAACGGAAAGAGAAGAATTATTCAATTCAATGGAAACAAACCCAGCAGTTGCTAAAAAAGCAGCTTGGGCTGAAAATTGGATTGGTCATAAATCATTCGGTCATAGACTTATTGCTTTTGCTTGTGTTGAAGGTATATCTTTTGCTAGTGTCTTCTCTGGAGTTTTCTGGTATAGAAGTCGTAATAAAATGCCAGGTTTAGCCGCAATGAATGAATTGATTTTACGTGATGAAACTTTCCATTATGAATTTGCATTGAATTTATATAAAAACTATTTAAAAGATGAATATAAGTTATCAAAAGATGAACTTAGAAACATTATTATTAGTTGTTATGAAGCTGAAAAAATATTTGTAGAAGAAAGTATGCCAGAAGGATTACAAGGTCTTACAAAACAAGATATGATTAAATACGTACAGTATGTTACTGATATCGTTTTAAATGATTTTGGTTGTAAAACCGAATTTAATACTAGAAACCCATTAGAATACATGTCTAGAATTGGGTTATCATCTAAAAATAACTTCTTTGAAAAAAGAGAAGGTGAATATACTAGAGTTGAGATACCAACAACAATAGAAGGAATGTTTAATGAAGAATTTTAAAATAAAAACAATATGAGAATAATAAAAAGAGATAAAACATCACAAGCGTTTACACCAAATAAAATACTAACCAGAATCAAAACACAAGCTAAAGGGTTAAAGGTTGATTCCGATATTTTATTCCAAGAGGTGATACCTTTGGTAAATGATAATATTACAACAACCGAAATCGATGAAATTATAGCGTTTAAAGCTGCTGATAAAATCATATTACATTCTGACTACTCTTTATTGGGTGGTCGAATTTTATTGTCCAGACAATCTAAATTAATTGGTAAAGAATTACAACCAGTTGATTTAACTTATGATTTCTTTGCCGCAACAACTTTCCTTTCAAAATATTCATTGAAAGATGAAAAGAAATCACCAACTGAATTACCATCTTGTATGTATAAACGTGTTGCTGGTTATTTACATGATGATAATGAAGAAGATTATAAAGAATTAATGAATGAGATTACTTCTAAAAAAGGTAACTTCGCTACACCTACATATACAAACGCTGGTGTGCCAGAAAGAAATGGTATGATTAGTTGTAATCTTACACACTTAGAAGATGATTCATTTGACGGAATCGAAAATACGCTTACTAAGATAGCTTCAGCATCTAAAGAAGGTTCTGGTATCGGATTATTAATTGACCCTCTTAGAAGCAAGGATAGTATCGTAGAATCGTTCAAAGGTAACGCTGGTGGAGTTGTAAGATTAGCTGATATGGTACAAGCTAAAATGAGATTCTATAAACAAGGTTCTCGTTCTGGAAGTTGTGCATTATACTTATCAGTGTGGCACAGAGATATCTTTGATTTCTTAGATTTAACTTTGCCAATTGGTGATGAGCAATTAAGAACTAGAGATTTATTTACTGCTGTGGTTATCAATGATTTATTCATGGAAAAACTACAAAACAATGAAGATTGGTATTTGTTCTGTCCGAATGATATCAAAAAAGCTGGGTTAACACCACTTTATGAGTTACATGGAGAAGCATTTGAAGCTGAATATTACAAAGCAGTTGAATTAGGATTGGGTAAAAAAGTTAACCCTAAAGATATCTTTGATTCACTTATCAAATCACAAGTAGAAAGTGGTAAACCATATGTTATGTTCAAAGATAATGCGAACAAACACAACATGCAAAGAAACATCGGTATTATCAAACAATCTAATTTGTGTTGTTTAAATGGTGATTCAATTATAACAATCATTAATGAAAACGGTGGTATTGAAAAAATAACTATGGAAGAAGTAGTTAAACTTTATGAAAAACATAAAAATATTTTAGTTTTAAGTCAAGATAATACTTTTCAACCAATATTAGGTGCTATAAAAACTAAAGAGAATGCTGAAGTACTTGAAATTATTGATGAAGAAAAAAATGTTAGGATTATTTGTACACCAGACCATAGGATATTCACTAAAAATAGAGGTTATGTAATGGCTTGTGATTTACTAGAGGATGATGAGTTAGATACAAATTTTAATTAATAAAAAAAAAATATACAGTACGTAGTGTACTTTACACTACGTACTGTATATTTATTAATATGAGATATTATATTTACATTTTATTAGATGATAGAGTAATGGGTGATTATAGTAATAATTATTCTGAAATAAATTACAAACCTTTTTATATAGGTAAAGGTGATTATAACGCTAAAAATAATAGAAAACGACATTTAACACATTATATTGATGCATTAAAAGATAATCGCAGTAGTAAAATAAACCCACATAAAACTAATACGATTAAAAAATTAATTGGATTAGGTTTCAAACCTAACTTTAAGGTTATATTTGAAACAGATAATGAAGATGAAGCTTTTAAAGTTGAGAAAGAATTAATTGGTTATTATGGTCGATTTACTGAAGGTGGTTTATTAACTAATATTGTCATAGGTGGAACTGGTGGTGATACTTTTAATAATAATCCTAAAAAAGAAGAAATAAGGGAAAAACATAGTGAAAATACTAAAGGTAGTAAAAACCCTATGTATGGTAGACCAATAGAAATTAATCCATCTTATTTAGCTAAAATTAATGGAGTTCATTGGAATAAAGGTAAGAAATTTACTAAAGAGCGTATAGATAATATGAAAGAAAATTTTAAATCTAGAGTTAAACGTTTAATAGTTATGATTGATTCTAAAACATTAGAAGAAATAGATATTTTAAATATTAATGATATACTTAATAAATATGAATTTAAAACTAAATCATTAATATACCGATGTATTAAATATGGTGGTACATATAAAGGTTATTATTTTAGATACAATGATAGTGAATTAGTCTATAGTAAAACTAAACGGTCAGATTATAAAAAACCTACTGATGATTCACCCAGAGGGTTTAAAACAACTAAAAATGGTATTATTAGAATTTCTAAATTAGTTTATTACAAAAAAGATATTGATAGTAATATAGAATTAGTTTTCAATAATGTATTTGAAGCTAGTGAACAAATCGGTTTAAACCCAACTGTAATCAGAAGAAAATGTAAAAATAACAACACTTTTATTGATATTTTTAGATGGGAGAATGAAGAATACACATTTGATATTAAAAAAGGTAACAATCAACGAAAAGTGAGAAGGATTGATAATAACGGTGATATTATCGAGTTTGATTCATTAAAATCAGCTGCTGAATATATAGATGGTAAAATAACATCTGTATTAGCAGTATGTAAAGGTAGAAATAAAACTTATAAAGGTTTTAAATTTGAATATATAAATAATTAATAAAAAATAAATAATATGATTAAAATTAATAAATTAGAAAAAACTATGGATGTGTATGACATTCAAGTTGAGAATACTAACAATTTTTATGCTAATAATATATTAGTTCATAATTGTGAGATTTTTCAAGCTTCAAGACCTAGTTATACACCACAATGTACGTTAGCATCAATCAACTTGGCTGAACAAGATTCATTAGAATCAATTGCTAAAACAACTAGGATTTTGGTTAAAGCGTTGAACAAAGTTGTTGATAAAAACAAATGGTCTGACGATTGGAGTAAAGCAGCTGGTGAAGACCAAAGAGCATTGGCTATTGGTGTTGCTGGTATGGCTGACTTCTTTGCTAAAAGAAAAATTTCTTATGAAAGTGAAGAAGCTAAACAATGGAACAAAGATATCACTGAAACAATGTATAAATCTGCTGTTATTGAATCAATGAGGTTAGCTATTGAAAAAGGTGAAAACTACCCATCATGGAAAGATAGTCCATATTCAAAAGGTGAAACTTATATTGAAGGTTGGTCACCACTTCCAGAAGGGCAACCAATTCCAATGTTAAATAGTCTTTTATTAGGAATGATGCCAACAGCTAGTTGCCACAAGAAAGAAATTGAAATCATAACAAAAGATGGTGATATTAGTTATAAAGAATTATTAGAAAGGAATAATATTAATTGGGAAGAAATAGAAAAAACTAATAATAAACAATGGTTTATTTTAGAAAACCCTATAGAAGTATTAACTAAAGATGGTGAATATATCAAAACAGAGGGTATTCATTATAATGGTCACGCTGAAACATATAAAATTGAGATGGAAGATGGGACTATATTCGAACCAACTGGTAATCACCAATTCCTAGTTAATAGAAATAATGAAGAGGTTTGGGTTAAAGTTGAGGATTTGATTGATGGTGACGATATTATTAATATTTTTGAAAAAAAATAGGTTAGCATTTACCTTTTTCATAAATACCATATATTTATTATAAAAATAGATGTATGGTATTTTATAAAGGTAAAGAAATTAAAACTAAACGTTTTTTAACTACAATTAATAAATTAGGTGAATTAAAAAAAATACAAATAGAAGATTTTAATTATTTAAAGAATCTTTTAGGTGTTAACGAATCAATTAACTTTGATTTAAAAATTTTCAATGGTTGTTTTGAATTAATTAAAAAATTTGATTATCAGTTAACAAAATGTGTGAATGATATTAATGAAATAGGTAATAATTTTTGTTTAAAAAGGTATGAAGAATTTTTAAATTATAAAAAACTTAACAAATTTTCAGTTAATGAAGAATATTATAAATTAAAATTTGGTGAAGTAAATGGGTTAACTAAATATAAAGAAAAAATTAATAAAACACATAAGTTATCACCATATAAAAAAGAATATTGGATTAATAAAGGGTATACTTCAGATTCAGAAATCAATAGTAAAATAAATGAGTACAAAAAATCTAAAGCAACTTCTTTAGAAGGATTTATTAAACGACATGGTGAAATTGAAGGTACTAAAAAATTTGAAGAGTTTAAAACTACATCAAAACATACTTTAGAAAAATATATTAATTTGTATGGGTTAGAAGAAGGTAAAAAAAAATGGTTAAATTATTTGGATGTTAAAAAAGAAACTAGTATATTTACAAAAAACTATTGGGTTAATAAAGGTTTTTCCGATGATGAAGCTGAAAATATGAGAAAAAAATTTCATCATGAAAATCTAAATACATCAACAGTTAAGTTTTGGATTAACAAGGGATTATCTGAAGAAGAAGCTAAAAATAAAATAGTAGAAATTTACGATAAAAAAGGTGTTAAATTTAGGTCAGCGTCCAAAGCTAGTTTAAAAGTATTTACCCCAGTTATAGATTATTTTAAAGATAGTGGTTTAGAATTTAAAATAGGTGTTAAAGGTAATAATGAGTTTTCATTATTTAATTCTAATGATAAAAAATATTATTATTATGATTTAACTATACCTAGTTTAAAATTAATATTTGAATATCACGGTGAGAAATTTCACCCACATTTTAGTATAACAGAAGATAGCGATTTATTAAATTGGGAAACGTTATATTTAGTTAGAGATAAAAATAATTTTAAAAAAACTAAGAAAAATGGTTTAGAAATTAGAAAAAATGATATTTTAAAAGAAGAGTTAGCAATTGATAACGGTTTTAAGTATCACGTTATATGGTCAATTGAGGATAAAATTAGTGCAATTTATAAAATAATTAATATAATATACAATGAAAATAAAAAAAATAAGTAAAGGTGAAGTATCGCCAACATGGGATATAAATGTTCCAGTACACAATCATTACATAACAAAAAACGGTTGCGTTAGTCATAATTCTGCAATCTTATTAAGTGTATTTGAATCATTTGAACCAGCAACTGCTAATTTATTTACAAGAAGAGTTGGACAAGGAGAATTCTTAGTTGTTAACAAATATTTGGTAAATGAATTAATTGAATTAAATTTATGGACACCAGAGCTTATCGATAAATTGATTGTCAATCAAGGTAGTGTTCAAAATATTGTTGAAATTCCAGAAGATATTAGATACAGATACAAAGATGTTTGGGAAATCCCTCAAAGAGTGTTATTAGATTTAGCGATAATCAGAAACAAATTTGTTGACCAATCTCAATCTTTGAATTTGTATCATTCCGATGCTAAGTATGGTAAGATTGCAAGTGCACTTATGTATGCATGGAAAGGTGGTTTAAAAACTGGTGTTTATTATACTAGAACTAAATCAAAATTAGAAGCAAATTCTAAATTAGCATCTAACCAGATTACACAAAATGTTGAGAAACCAAAAGACAGTCAATTTGAGTGTTTTGGGTGTTCAGCTTAAATTAAAATAAAATTTAAAAAAAGGGACTACATAGTCCCTTTTTTTATTTAACATATTTACTTACAAAAAACTTTTAGTATTATATTTATCTAATAAATAAAAGAATATGTCAAAATATATCAATATAAATTATCCCTTCAAAGACAGCGCAAAAGGGTTTTTTTTAGATTTAACTGAAAACGATAAACAAGCAATAAAAGCTGATTTATTACATTTAATACTTACTAGAAGAGGTCAAAGATTATACAATCCAGATTTTGGTACTGATTTGTTAAGATTTATATTTGAACCAAATGATATATTGACTGAAGAAGGTATTAAAGATGAAATTAGGACTGTAGTTAAAAAATTCTTACCTAATTTAAAGTTAGACGATATAATAATTTCTGCATCACCAGAGAGTGAATACGCAGCCGTTGTAACTATAAGTTACACAATAAGTGATGATGTTTTTTCTTCATCAGATATAGTAGTAGTAAAAATTTAAAATATGGGAAATGTAAATTATACATCAAGAGATTTCGCAAATATAAGAACTGATTTAGTTAATTATGTTAAACAATATTACCCAGATATTTTCGGTGATTTTAATGACGCATCGGTAGGTATGATGCTTTTAGAGTTAAATGCTGCTGTAGGGGATATGTTATCTTTTAATACTGATAGAATGTTTGCTGAAACACAAATAGACTACGCACAAGAAAGAAAATCAATTCTTTCTATAGCTAGAACTCTTGGTTTAAAAATACCAGGAAAAAGAGCTAGTGCAACGATTGTTGATTTAACTGTAACACTACCAGTTTTTGGTGATACTTTTGATATTTCATATGCTCCAATAATTAGAGCTGGTTCACAAGTATCTGGTGCTGGTAAAATTTTTGAATTGAATAACGATGTTGATTTTTCTAACCCTTTTTCTGTTAGTGGTATTCCAAATCGTTTAATTATACCTAACTTCAATGGTAACGGTACGTTGATTAATTACTCAATAACTAAAAGAGAGATAGTTACAAATGGTTATAGTAAGATTTTAAAAAGAGTTATAAATACTAGTGATTCTAGACCATTTTTAGAGGTTATTTTACCAGATAATGACGTTTTAGATATTGACTCAATAATAACACTACCAGGCACAAACTATTTAACAACTCCAACATTCACTGAATTTTTAAATAAAGAAAACAAATGGTATGAAGTTGATGCTTTAGCTGAAGATAAAGTTTTCATTGAAGATAATACACGTTCTAGTGATAGCGCAGGTGTAAAACCAGGTAAATGGATAAGTGTTTCAAAAAGATTTATAAGAGAATATACTGATTTAGGTTTCACTAAAATAACTTTTGGTGCTGGAACACAAGACATAAATAGTCTTTGTGATTTTGACACAAATCCATTATTAGTTAAACAAATAGGTAATTTTATAAATAATATGTCTCTAGGTGTTATTCCTACACCTAACACTACAATGTTTATAAAATATAAAGTTGGTGGTGGTAGTGATTCTAATTTAGGTCCTAATGTAATTAAAGGGTTAGGTATTATTGATATGACTGTTAATGGTAGTAATTCAACTATTAACCAAAATGTTAAAAAATCCTTAAAGGTAAATAATCTATTTCCAGCTATTGGTGGTAAAAATGTACCTAGTATAGAAGAAATTAGAAATATGGTTAAATATAATTTTGCATCACAAAATAGAGCAGTAACGATAAAAGACTATCAAACAAAGATTGCTCAGATTCCTGGCAAATTCGGTTCACCGTTTAGAAATGGTGTTTTTGAAGAACAAAATAAAATTAAAATTTATGTTTTAAGTTTAGATTCAAATGGTTCACTGACAAATCAATCAACAACCACACTAAAAGAAAATATTAGTAATTATTTAGCTGATTATAGAATGCTAAATGATTATATTCAAATAGCTGATGGTAGAATTATCAATTTATCAATTGAAGTTGATTTATTTATAGATAAAAAAGTAACTCAATCACAAGTTATGACGCAAGTTATTAGTGAAATTAAAAAATATTTTGATGTAAATAAATACGAAATGGGTGAAAATATTTATCTTTCACCTCTTATAGAAACAATAAATAATGTTGGTGGTGTTTTAAATATTTTAGAGATTAGAATTTATAATAAAGTTGGTGGTGGTAAATACAGTGTAAATGAAATTTCACAACAATATATCGAAGAAGATACTAGACAAATAGACATTTCAGATATGACCTTATTTGGTGAATCAACAACAATGTTCGAAATTAAGTATCCAACTAAAGATATTATGATTCGAGCAAGACAATAACATTTATTTATTATAAAATAATTGTTATATTTGTTAAAAATAATCAAATAAAAAAAAAATAAATAATATGGGTTGTAATTGTAAATCTGGAAATAGTTTTGAATCATCGGAAAATGTAAGGTTTTTTAAAACTAATAATAAAGAAAAAATAAAATTAATTGGTAATTATACATTAAAAATGACAGGATTTATTGTAGGAATTTTATTATTACCGTTAATAAATGTAGCTATTGTAATCTTTATGTTTAACACTATTGTTTTAACAAAAGAAGTAAATATGGTGAACATAATTAAAAGGTTCACCAATCATAAATTTAATAATGATTACGATGAAGACGATGAAGATGACTTTGATAATTTAACAGAAGATGATGTCGTTATGTTAGATGTTGAAGATATAACAAAAAAATATTAGACGTAAATATGTCAGAAACAATAAGAATAAGAACAACACCAAATGGTTCAGATAAATATGTAAAAGTTAAGTTAGACCAAGAATTTGATTTCATTGAAGTACTTTCTATGAAAATTACACAAGAGGATGCTTATAGAACTTTTTGTTCGGATTATGGGGTAGTGGTTGGTAGGGTAGTTATTAATGGAGGTTTTGGTTTACCAAATGCTAGAGTTAGTGTGTTTTTACCTATTGATGATGAAGATAAAAATAATTCACTAATCAAAGGTTTATACCCTTATAGTATTGTTACTGATAAAGATAGTGATAGTATAAGATACAACCTTTTACCTAAAAATAGTGAAACAAATAATGATTGTTTTACACCTATCGGTTCTTTTCCAAATAAGAGAGAAATATTAGATAATGAAGAACTACTTCATGTATATAATAAATATTATAAATTTACTACAACAACCAATAATGCTGGTGATTTCATGATTTTCGGTGTGCCATTAGGTACACATACAATACATATTGACGCTGATATTTCAGATGTTGGTATCGTATCGCAAAGACCTTATGATTTAATCAGTCAAGGTACACCAGTTAAATTTTTTGATAGTCCTACTAAATTCAAAGGTGGTACTAATTTAGATAAATTAGTCCAAGTGAAATCAACAAATTATTCTGTAAATGTACAACCTTTTTGGGGTGAAGGTGAAATATGTGAAATAGGTATTAGTAGAGCCGATATCGACATGAATTACAACGTAATCCCTTCCGCTATGTTTATGGGTAGTATATTTGGTGACCAAGACAAAAATAGTATAAATAAAAGATGTAGACCTAGAAAAGATTTAGGTAAATTATGTTCCCAAATTGCTAGTGAAGGTACTATAGAAATGATTAGAGAAACTATAGATGGTGGTGTTGAACAATTTGATGTTGAAGGTGGTAGATTGATTGATGAAGATGGTACATGGGCTTATCAAATTCCAATGAACTTAGATTACGTAATAACAGATGAAAATGGGGATTTAATCCCATCAGACGACCCAAATATTGGTATACCGACCAGAGCAAATGTTAGATTCAAAATCGGTATGGATAACACTGGTGGTGAAGGTAGGCTTAGAACAAGAGCTAAATATTTAGTACCAAATAATCCGACAAACACAACAGAAATAGATTATAAATTTGATGAAACAACTAAAAAAACTAGTTTTAGGAATTTATATTGGAATAAAATTTACACTGTTAGTAATTTCATCCCAAGATTTCAAACAAGTTCTGGTGAGAGTACTAGAGCGTTTACTGGTATAAAAGATGTTGATGCGTGTGATGGTGATAAAAACCCATTTCCATATAATAAACTCAATACAAGTATGTCACCTATTTTTTTTATTATTTGTTTAATAATAAAAATTGTTGGTTTTATTATTTTTATTATGAATTTTATTCTTATACCAATAATAAATATTATTGTAAGAGTTGTTAATGTGATTATAGGGGCGTTAAGATGGTTGTTTGATAAATTATGTTGGGCTGCTAGAAATATTAAAATTTTTAAATTTAGACCATTTGCTATTTTTGATTTTGCGTGTGAATTAGTTAAAAAATTAACACCTATTGATTATGTTAAATGTTTATATGTTGAATGTCCTAATGGTGATAAGACGTATTACGCACCTGGTTGTCTTGCTAGTTCAGATGGTTTTAAAGCTTTTGACCCACCAAATACACCAAATTCACCAGAACCACCACCAACTTATTATCCTGGTGATGATTGGGGTCACCCAAAAACGTTTGGTGACTTAGCTGGGTTGGATAACTGTGTTGCATTTGAAATGGCAAAGAGTCTTAATTTATTCCAATTTGATTTTTATAATGATTGGATTAATGGTAGTTTATTTGGTTTTTTAGTGAAATACAAAAAAAGAAGTAAAGGTATAGAATTATTCTGTGAATACGATTGTAGTCCAGAATTCTTTTCACAAGGCGGTGTTGATGGTGATAACAATAATAAAGGTGATAATGATTGTCATTCAAATTATTTATTAGATACTTGTTTTCCAGAAGGTAATCATAAATATGGTAAAATTCCTAATTACGTTAACGCACAAAATAAATCATATTATATTCCAGCTCGTGAAGGTTTAATTAAAAAAATAAACATAATTAAAGATGGTAAAAAAATAAGTGAAGAGTTATATTATGCTGCAACAAAACATGATGCATCTAATAAACTATTTGCTACAGATATAGTTTGTTTAGGTTCTGTTTTTGATTGTGACTGGCAAGGTATACCTAAAATACAACCTTTATTAATACCTACATCATATAAATTACCACCTGATACTCAAGAAATAACTGATGATAAAAAAACTGAAACAACTGGTCAAGTAGGGTTAGAGGGAAGTATTAAAGGGTTATTTTTTGAAATTAATTGCTTAGGTATTCATTCAGACTCTAGACAAGTTTTAAATATTAGACACATATGTGAGATGGGTGTTGATTTAGATGAAATTAGTTATGATAATAACGGAACATTAATTTACCCAGATGGTGTAATTGGTAAAAATGAAATAGATGAAAACGGTGGTAAATGGTTTAGAGATGTGTTTTATTATTTAAACAAAAACAAAGTTAATGGTACCACAACATTTAATTATAGTTCACCTTTTTCAACAGACTTTAATATAGAAAATGAACCAGATTATAATTTTACATCTAGTAATTCTAATGGTGATGATTATTTAGAATTTAGAGGTTTTAAACCAAATAATGATTCTAGTTATTCACAAACAAATAATTCATTTTATTTTTATTTTGGTATTTTACCAGGAAAAGGGGGGTTAGATAAATTAAATCAAAGGTTCTTCACTAAATGTATACCAGTTATTGAAAAAGAGTTTAATATTACATCAATATCAACACCTTCATCAAATAAAAATCCAAATGGTTCAATAACTTTCACAGTTGTTTCAGGAACTGCTCCATTCACTTATACAATTAGTGGACCTAATGGTGTTATTAATGGTATTTTAGATATTAATCCAACTACTGGTGATATTTTACCGATAACAATTAATGGACCTCAAGGACAATATGATATTGAAGTTATTGATGTTAACGGTAATGTTGTTACACAAACAGTAAATATAGATGGTCCACCACCATTTTATGGTTCTGGTGTTGTTAAAAAAATGTGTACATCTTCCAGTATTAATGATGGTGAAATTACAATAGATAGTATTGGTGGTGGTACAGGAGTTTGGAGTTATAAATTATATAAAAGTAATGGTTCATTAGTTTCAAATAATTCAGTAATAAATGTACCATTTACAATTGGTGGTTTAGGCGTTGATAAAGATTCAAATGGATTATCAACACCAGACGAACATTTTGGTTATAGATTAGAACTAAGCGATGGTGTAGATGTCATAAATATATATGATTTAATTATTGATGGACCAACACCTGTAGTTTTAATATTAAATAATTTTAAAGGTACTACATGCTGGGAAAGTCAAGATGGTGAATTTAATTTAGGTTTAACTGGCGGTGCACCACCATATTCAATTAATGTTTCTGGACCATTAGGTTATAATTCTATTTCATTTAATGGTAATACTTTATTTAGAGGTAATTATATAGCTTCAGTTATCGATAGTTATGGTTCTACATCTGTATTAAATTTTACGATACCTAGTAAAAACCCTAAAATGGTTGCAAGTAAAGGTAGCATTATTGATTTAGCTAAACAATGTGACCCTAATAAATATGTGATTCCTTTTTATGTATTAGAAGGCGCACCTATTCCAGTTGGTCAGACTCCACCAATCCCTAGTATTAAGATTTCAATGAATGTTAATAATGAAACAAATGATGATGGTAATATGGTATATCGAGATTTTATGTCAAGTAGTGCTTACATAAATAATTCAACATATGTATACTTAACAATACCAAATATTTTATTAAATAATGAAGAAGTTAGTTTTTCATTTAAATCTATTGATGAATTATGTTTTAGTAATGAGTTGGTTATAAATGAAACCGAAATTAGATTACCACCAGCGTTTTTAAATGTTAATTTTAATGGTATAAATAATAGTAAACAATGTGACCCTAACGTTTTAACATTTAAATTTAATGTTACTCATTGGGAGGTTGCTGGACCAACATATTCAGAACGTAAACCATATGAGTTTAAATATCAAATAAATGGTTATGGTCCAAATGGTGTTAATTCATATTTTATTGAAACAATTACATCAAATCAACAAGTTATTAATCAAACGATACCACAAACAGTTATTAATGGTATACCTAATGGTAATTCGACATATTCAATTGTGATAAGTTATACTATAACTGATAATAAAGGTTGTACAGCAAATGGTATATTACCAACAATAACGATGCCTACACAAGCTTTAAGTGGTCAAGTTAATAGAACCAATTCAACAGATTTAACTAATTTAACTAAATGTTATTTTAATTTTACAGCATCTGGTGGTATTAGTCCTTATTCTAGTTCACCGTTATTATTGAATGTTAATAATTTTAACGGAAGTGCTTACGATGTGGTTGATACAACATCATTCTGTAGTATTTATCCTAACCCAAAAGCCACAACAACAATAACAGACAGTGTTGGTTGTACAATAATTAAAACGACATAAAATGAATACGGAAAGAACAAAACAAATATTAAATAAAGAATTATCAGTTAAAAATGTTAATAACAACACTTATTTAAAAATAAATCTTGAAAATTCTCAAAAATTATTACCAACAAATGAGATATACAAGATTGTTAATATTGCTGAAAGATTTAACATAGAAAGACAAAGATGTAAATTGTATCGAATACTTGGTACTATGAATACAACAATGTCTAATCCTTTATTTAATTTAGTTGAACCATTATATTCAAACAAGTACACTTGGTCTTGGTTAAATTCAAATGACTTTTTAGACACGTCATACCCTAAAGACGGGTTAAATGATGAAACTGATTTAACTTATAATGCATCAATAAAAAACAATCTAAAAGAAAAGGATGGTTGGTTTGGTGTTTTTGACCCAGACACTACAAAATTTGGTTTATGTAATTATATTGATATGGAGCCAAAGAGAGAACGTTTTAGTTTTCTATTAGATAATAATCCTTTTGGTAATTTAATGACACCAGTTAAAAATTGGGAGTTAACTATAACTTATCCAGCTAGTGTTGATAAAAGTCAAAACATGGTAAAAGGTGGTATTTTAATAACGAATAGAGTAGAAGCTAACGTATCAACTAGAAACATGACAGCAATTGGTTTATCATGTAAACATAATTTAAATGTTGGTGATATTGTTAGAATTACTGGTACTAATGGTTTTAATGGTGACCATGTGGTTGTTAGAGTTGGATTAGATAATGGTGATTTAAAAGAGTATTATTTTGTAATTGATAAACCATCAACTGGTGTGTTATCACCGATATCTAGATTTAAAAAACTAGTAAATAATGTAGAATGTGAATATTATTTTAGAAAATTTAGGAAAATAAAGACAAAAATATCACCAATGATTGAGAATGATGATTATGAAACATATAGATTAGGTTTCAGTGAAAACTTTTTTAATGATTCTATAATTCAATTTGTTTTTAATGAAGATATAGACGTAACTGATTTAGTTGATAATCTAGGTAGACCATTAAGTGAATTTTATTTAACTATAATTAAAACAGATAGTAATAATTTATTTACTAAAGTATCTTCTGGTATTGAAACACCATATGATTCTAGATTGGTTAATAGTGACACAATTCCTTATTTAAGAGATATCCCATCAATACATAGGATACATAATGGTAATTCAGACATTTTTCCAACACATATACCACTAGAAACGGATATTAAAATAAATAATTTTAACAATAATAACGAATTTTATGGAGATTTAGTAGAATATAATATTAACACTTTAAATGAAACAGTATTAGCAACCGTTGCACATTCTTTTAATACCGTAAATAGAGAAACACCTAATTCATTGGATTATGTTTCAAAAGTTGGAGTAACCCAAGAAAATAAAACAATAATGATGGGACCAAGATATGAGGGTTATTATTATGAACCACATCATTTGATTAAAATAAGGGATTTTTCATCATATATTGAAGTTGGTGATAAATATACTGAAGGAATACCTAATTATGCTGTTGATTTAGGTGATACTAGGATAGTTTGGAGAGATTTATTAGATATTGGTTTTAATGAAAGCGATGTTAAACCGTTAGACTATCCTTTTTTAAATAATTCACATTACATGTACCAAAATTATTCTTTCACTCTTAAAAGACAAGACCCTTTTGGGATTTGGGGTTTATATTACGGAAAATTCCCAGCCGACCCAACTGGTGATAGAATAACAGATAAGTTCACAATAAATATAGAAAACGATGTTTGCTAATAAATTTAAAATAAATATAAATACAGTAGAAACTGGCACTACAGCTACTACAATTACTGTTCCTTTTTTTATGGATTTTCAAACTATTGATAATTCTGAATTAATTGAGAGGGTTTTTGTTGATACAGAAGTTGAAAACGCCATTAACCCAATAGTAGATTATGAAAAAGTTAGATTCTTACCATTAAATTTATTAGGTGATAAAATAGATAAAATTATTTACGATATTTACTTATTAAATGCAAATGGTGATTATAAGGGGTTTTATGGTGATATAGGGTTTACTGATAGCGATATAAAATACAGAAAAGAATCATTTAAAAAAACTTTTTTAAATTTAAGTTTTTACGATTCAGATAATCCCCTAACTCAACAGTTAGTTAACTATATGACACTTTATTCTGAATTAAATAGTTCCGATTTATTAGTAGGTACACCAACTAATCCACTACCAGTAAATACTGTTCCTGGTACACCAAAACCAGCAGTCCAAATACCAATTAACTTTGTTGCTGAAGACCCTTTAATTAACCCTAGAGGTTTTGCTGAAGGTTATCACTTATATTATTATAAAAATAGTTTAAATAATAACATACCAAAGTATTTATATATGAGAGCATCATTTAAAAATTCAAAGACTGGTAAAAACGTAAATTTAATGGTAAAAAACACGGCACAACCGATTGATAAATTAGTACATGAATTATATACAAGATTTAAGTTAACTAGAACAACAACTGGTTTTTATTACGAAATTGACAATCTTTATCAAGGAAATTCAATTGATGATACTTCAACGTCTAACAATGTAACTTATAATTCTAACAGTTGCACTGTTACATTATATGAAATAAAAGCAATTTAATGGAAATAATTAAAAGAAAAATTTTATTAGAGAATAGTATTGACAGAAGTAGTAAAGACCAAAAAAAATGGGGTGTTTTAACTGCTTCAACTTTTTATATCAATATTTTAATAACACAAAATATTGACGATATGGGTATGTTTACGGATGTTGATTTCATTGAAAGTCTAAATGCAAAACCTTATTTTACAACAGTAAACACACCTCAAAATTTATGGAATGTTTTAAGATACCCATATAAGAAAATTAATAATTATTATAATTTTGTTGATGCTGTAATTACAGCATATACTGAATCTAGAATAGAAGATGTTAGGTCTTATGATATAAAAAATCCATATAGAATTGATTTTAATATTAACACTGAAACTTACACTAATTACGAAGGAGTTTTAATAGATGGTGTTGATAGAATTAAATCTATGGGTGAACCAAAAGAATATGTTTTTGATACACCTAATGATAATAATTTAGCAACTAATAATCAAATAAATGGTTTCGTATTTAATGATTATTCAACTTTTAGAACTGTTTTAATTGATGGTGAACCAACATCAGTAAATACAACAACGATTAGGTATATTGGTGAAGGTTTCAACGAAACAAACACATCATTATCAGCATTAATTAAAGAAGAATATTTATTTGGTATAATTTCTCCACCAGAAGTTAAAAATGATATTTTTATTGATAGAGGGATAACAACAGTTATGGATATGCATTTAAGATTATCAGAAATAAAAAATCTTAAAGGGTTAGAAAATTATGGTAATGGTTTTTATAAATTAAATAAACAATAATAACAGAAAATAATATAATAACAAGTACTTACTTATGAGATATTTGTTATTATCTTTATAAGATATAAACAAATTAAATAACAATAAATATTAACATCATGGTCAATTTATTAAATACAAAATTAAAATATGCGAATAGAGTTTACAAATACTGAAATTGATAAAATAGTAGAATTATATATAACCCATGGGTTAAGTACTAGTGAAGTAGCTATATAATTAGGTGTGAGTAAAACACCAATAATTAGAGTATTAAAAAATAAAAATGTATTAAGACTTGGTAAAAGTAATGGTATTAAAATAAGATTAACTATAGAGCAAGAAGAACTAATAAAA